CAACCAGGAAGAGATTACTCTTTACACCCTGCTTGATATTATTTAAGAAGTTGCTTACATTAGATGTAATTGCCATTTTAGTTTATCCTCTTACGGTAATTAATTGGTGAATTGTAAATCAAACTTGACCTGTGACTTCCTGGAAGGAAACACCTGTCTTAGTTGCGATGAAACTTAGGGTGATGTAGTTAATCGACCTTGATGGCTTCAAGTAGATGTCAGCAACAAACTCATTTCTGTCAATAACGTCAGCAGTATTATTGCTTTCGTCACAAACAACCAAGAAGTCAGTTACACCTCTCTTTGCCTTTACTTCTTCCATGTAAGCATTTACAGTGGAGAAGAATGACCCTCTAGTAGTAGTGTCATTTAATTCAAATAGGACGCCGCGAGCAGCTGCCTGGACTCTTCTTTCGATGTTGAGGAATAGACGACGGACGTTAATTCTGTCGAAAGAACTAGGAGTAGACTGTGCAGTCTTGTCACCGAAGAGGACAATACCTTGTCCAGGGAATGAAGTGATTGGGTTGATTCTTTGGAGATACAACTCATCACGATGTGCTTTGGTTGGAGTGTATGCAAGTTTAATTGCATTTCTCAAGTTTCCTCTCTGGAGTCCAGCAGGTGAAAACCAATCTTCAGATGTTAGTGAAGTCTGGACACATAGACCAGCAATGTCTCCATTGCATGGAATGTAACGATAAACATCGTTGAAACGGTCGTAGATATACTTATAACCGCTATCTAGGACAGAATAGGAACTGCTTGGGAAACTGGAGTAGTGTGCAAGGATTGCATCCTTCTGAGCAGTTGGACTAGTTAGAGAAACGAAATCTCTGTATGGAGAGCAGAAAGCGATACAATCTTTTCTGCTATCTGCAATTGCGATTGCTGCAAGTTGCTTGGTGGCAGTATCTGCACCAGGTTGAGCACCACCAGTGATGCTTCCCCCAGAGAGGATAAAATCTACAGTGATGTTTTCAATATCTAAGAATAGATTTAAAGCAGTTTGGACGCCTGAAATACCAACGGCATAGTCATCAACACCACCAGATAATGATAGATCTTCGCCACCAGCAGCAGGAAGGTCATCCGCATAAACGTATCTAGACTTTCTGTTGATAACAGTTGGGAGATATGCAGAAGCACCTTCTCCATCTAATGCTGCAGTGTCTCTGGAAACATATAGGAATGTTTCTAGAAGTGTGCCAGCAACACCACTGACTGCACCATCTTCATCGATAACTGCAACGTGAGTGATATCAGCAGATGCAGGTGCTGGTGCTAAAGCAGACCAGAGTGCAGTGCCGTGATAAGTAGCACTTGCATAAGATGCAGTTGTGCCATCAACGGTAGCTACCTTGAGGGAATTACCTAGGGTGCCTGCGGTGCGAGCAGCGAAGTGGTAGGTTGTTGTGCCTGCCTGTGCTGCCTGGTCATCATCTGACCTTAGAAGGACGCCAGCGCCAGCATCATCTGCGTTTGCTAAAGTTGATGACTCTACTCTTACAACTTGTAGAGTGCCGCCATATGATAGGAAGGTGGCAGCTACATACCAATCTTCGTAGTTGTTATTATTTGGTTTTCCGAATGTAGCAACTAATTCAGATTCGGATGAAATTGTAGTGATTACACCAACTGGTCCCTTTTCAAAGGACGCTACGAACGCTGCAGAGTTTGCCTGAGAAGGCACTGCAACGGCATTGGTTAAATCACGCTCTCTTAATACAATTCCAGGTGATACTTGACCCGCCATGTTTATCTCCGTGTAGAAGCATTTTTAATCTACAAATATTTAGGCAAATGAGTATTTCAGATGGTCATTTTTTGCAGGAACAACGCATGAACTCTTTACCAATCAGGGTATTCATAATGACCAAAAACTGTAGTAGATGACCTAGACGTAATCATTCTTTTTACTGCACAGTCTTTACATTCATATGAATATGATGATGGTAGATGTGGTTTTGATTTCCTATACAGATAATATTCAGAGACCAAATCTTTACTTTCTTTACAAGACCTACACTTTCTTTCCTTGAAAAGTAAGTGCTCTAATTTTATCTGAGAATCAAAGTCCATCAGAAACCTAGCATATAAGAAACATCAGTTGCAGAATCTCCATATTCATCTAGATGCCACACCTCTCCATCTTTATCTACAAAGGTTGCCTCTTCATCATCAACACCATTTAATACAAAACCAAAAGGTGCCATGTCTTGCTCAATCTGATTTGACTGCTCTTCATAGATTCGTTTTCTAACATCATTATCTGTCATCTCTCTGAAGTATGGTTGGACTGCTAACCATGCAAACAAGACCAGACACATTACCAAATCATCATGGTGACCTTCGTCTGCTTCAAACGATTGATTTTTTTGAATGAAAGTAGTTAACTCTGCGATGATTTCATAATCATTTATGAGAAGTTTATCATCCTCAATTAATGTCTTGAGGTTTGAGCATCCGATTTTCTTCGTGACTTTAGACATCTTAAGACCAAGTTGAGATTTAGCACCAGAAAATCCCTGTCCCACAACCTGTCCTGCTCTGCCTCGCATTGCACACATTAAAATATTAGGATACTCTAAATCGTAATGAAGAATATTACCTACCTGCTCTCCGATATCATTAATTTCAATTAAGATATATGCATCATTATAATTTTTTCCTACCTGGTCTACAATGCTAGGAAATAGAATTGGTTTAATTTGATTGTTTCTATACTTTGCTACAATACGCCAGGGTAGCGTGGTGATGTCAAATACAATGAAAGCAGAATAATCATTATCTGTGCCACGAGATACGTCAACCGTTACGATATAATCTTTTTCTTCATCGGCATTTTCATATACCATGAGACCTTTATTGTTATCAACAATAGGGTCTTCATAAACCATTGTGCGAAGTTTGGAAGCAGTAATGAGAGTATCAACCGACCCCAAGAATTCACATTCAAATTCTTGTGTAAACTGCCGTTGAGAAGTATTAGCAATTGTCTGCTCTTTCCAGGCTGCGTCTCTTCCTGGGACCTGCGACCAATGAACTTCTAAAGGTTTATAACTATTCTTTCCACGCTCAGCATCATGCCAAAGTTTATAAAACATATTCATGCCATTGGGCGTGGAAATGATAATAACTTTGGTAGTCTTACCAGAAGAGATAGTAGGATATACAGACGAGAAAAACTGCTCCGAGATGTGGTTTGGAATGAATGCAAATTCGTCCAAGAAGATGATGTTGAAAGAGTTACCTCGGACAGATGCAGATGATGTAGATGCAGCAATAATTTTACTGCCATTCTCTAATTCCATAGAGCCTCTATTCCAAGCAACGATGCCCATCTGCATCCACTTAGGAATATTTTCATATGCGAGTTGTAGTCTCGATAGCAATTCTCTAGCAGTCTCTGCTTTGTTAGCAAGAATTGCTATCTTTACGTTGTCATTGAACAAAGCATAATGCAACAGATAAGATACAACCGTAGTTGACTTACCTGTCTGTCTAGGAAGTTTTGCTATATTAAATCTTTCTCTATGAAAATTTTCAATTAGTTTCTCTTGGAAATCCCACATTTTAAATGGGACTAGACCTTCATCAAGAGAAACAATTTTGATATAATTTCTAGTAAAATATACTGGGTCTTCCTTACACTTAATAAATTCTGCAACCTGCTTCTTTGTGAAGTTAATTGCAGTATTACTTTTTTTTAGATTGGGATTACCAAGATATACGGCATCTGCCATGTGACATTATAATTCTTACCAGAACTATTTAGAGGTCTTCAAATTGATCGCGCAAATCTTCCATTGTTTTTTTCTTTGAGGCATAAACACCGTCAATGTATCCAGACCTGTATTCCCAAGTCTGACCACCATCCTGTCCTTTTGATGGGTTGATACATTCCTCGTTACCTAGTTTATTACAAACAAGACCAGCAAGGTCTAATTCACTCTTGTCATATGATGCAGCAGTGCCTCTAAACACATGCTTTCCATTAATCCAAGTAGCGCCACATTTAGGGCATTCCTTCCTGCTTAAGGTCAGGTTGGACAGCTCTTTATCGTCCATATAGTTTGGTCCATAAAATTTTATGTAATACTATATAGGATTCAAAAAGTACATTGAGCTACTATATGTAACCAAACTCACACTTATTTTATAAATATTTTCTTAGCAATTCCACGCACGTAATGATTTTGACAGGCGATCATCACCCGTGTTATTAGATTTTTTCTGCCTCTTTCTCATGCCTTTCATTCTAGCGCAGAAGGATGCCCGCCTGGGATTTCCAACCTTTTTGCTTGGTGCTTTAAGGTCAGATCCTGGATTTTCCTTTTCATAAGATCTGCGTCCTTTTGCGTTAAGTCCTCCTGACTTATTTTTTCCTGACTTTTTTGTCCAGGCTGCTCCTTCATTTACTTCGTTGCTGGGAACATCCAAGGATTCACTTACACCACTGTCCATATAATCAGCTACAGTATCAAGGTAATCTGTGGCACGGGTAATTTTAGATTGGACCCATGCCTCAAGGTCACCTTCGCCTTGAACGTGCTTATTTATTCTTTCAATTGCCGTCATAGATACAGATAATTCTCTACGAACCATGCTATATTCTGAATACTCGTTTAATTGAGTGCGGAGTTCTTTGAAAGATTTCATTAATATCAACCTTCAATAGTTACAGGTGAAGCGTAAATAAACCCATTATGATTACCAGCAGTTTGATTTTCTACAAGTCGCAACTGAATAGTCTCCCCATAACTAATCTCTACATAAGTTGGGGTGGCAGGGTTGTCAAGTACTGTGGCAGTTGCACGTTTTGCAATATAAATTGTTTCTGCTGGTTTGACGATAAGCTCGTAATAATTGAAAACCTCTACATTATTTTGTTGAGTAACATTATTTGCTTCTCCACTAGAAGCATCAATAGCATTAACTTCAATCACTCTTGCTACAATAGGAGCATCTGATTGGTTATCAATTTTAACCGTAGTTGCTCGAAGAATTTCTTTACTTGTTAATATTCCTGCACCATTTCCAGAAGGATACAGTGCATCAAGTGATGCAGAATCGATGGTTGTAATTTTTCCTAGTGGTCTTACAGTTTTCATTTTAGTATTCCTTGTTTATTCTTCGACCTTTCCACGCTTAAGCATTTTCTGCAAATCTGCAGTACTGCCTAAGAAGATAGCATTGTTAGTGACAGAAGAAGGGCCTTTTTTCTCTTCATCCTTATTTAGGTTTTTCATTTTCTGTTGCAAATCAATCAACTTATCAGACATATCTGCAACCTGCTTCATAGCATTGACTGCAACCTCAAATGCTCTAGGATGCCCAGACTCCTGAGCGACCTCTAGAGCGCCCTGTACTGCCTCCTGACCCTGCTCAATGAGTCTGTATAACTCTCCTCTACTATATTGATAATCTTTAGTGATATCAATGTTTTCTTCTTCCTTCACAATTTCTGTAGGTTTAGTCTCTTCAGAGACTTCTATATCAAAAATTTCTTCCATGTTATTTTCAAACTTTGTCATAAGATTTCAATCCCTTCATTGAATCCAAAGTCATCATCTGGATTGAGTAACAGTGAATCAGCAGCATCGACAACACTATCTGCATTGAGGTCTGTCTTTGCTTCTGGTTGAGCGGTATATCGCATAGTCCTTTTATGTTGGTCTAAGTTACCAACAGCAGCCTCAACAATACTCTTGCGAATAAGATCTGCGTTGACAAGAGGTCCATATAGATATGTCTTAGCAGTAAATCCCATAGTGTAAATAATACTTCTTCTGGTCATGAAGTCATCTTCATAATCATCTTCATAATCAATGGAGTTAAGGACATATGCAATGTCTCTTTTTTCCTCCATCTCAGGAATCATATTTATTGTTACTGTAAACGCTGGTTGAAAAAATGGAAGAATCTGCTCAATAATCTGAAGAGCATCATCTTGTGACTTTGCAATAATACCTAATTCAAATCCAATATTATATGGCACAGGCATATATTGCTTCTTAGCAGTAGCAGCAG